ATTTGCATAGCGCCTCCTGTTAATGTTTTTCCTTTTAATCCTTGACCTGTTGGATCACCAATAGGTTTTCGTGCAATATTTCTTCCCAAATTAGCTGCATTAGCAATGCGCTGTCTTACACCCATTCCGGGTCCTTTAGGAATAGCCATTACTTAGTAAGTCCTTTTGCCTTCTCAAAAGTTCTGAGGCCCGATACGCCGAGCATTGAGGTTACAATTGCTAGTAAGGGTCCAGTTTGAATTTCAGGAGCTGTTAAATCTAATCCTGAAAACTTTGCATACCATTCAATACAGGGAGAGAGGATGAACTCGAAGAACAATGCCCCAGCTCCGCACCAGCCAATCGCAGGTCGCCACCCAGCAACGAATACGCTGCGATGGGTGGCTTCCTTTGCATTAACATCTAATTGTTTTTCTGCAAGCTTTTGTTGAATGCGTTGCATTAAAATCTTTTTATCTAATTTCTCTTCTTCTGAGGTATGAAGTTCATCGATAACATTGGTAATTTGTTTTAAGGCTCCGCCTTTACCACCTAGTAAGCCACCGAGTAAATTTAACATTATGCTGCGCCTCCGCCAGTCATTTTATACATAATTACTAAAACAACAATGGTGACAATCGCGGCTTTGATCCAGTCTTTCATGGACCAGTCCGACCACTCCTTTAAGTGCGCCCATAGATCTTTTAAAAGTTTCATAAAAACCTCCTTTTTAAAGATGGTTAATTTACAGTATGTTCACAATTTTTGCAATCACATGATTGACAAGAACTACCATTACTGCAATGACACCCATGTCCACAGTTTTTACAATTATTTTCCATCTTCACTTCGTCTTCTTTTAGTTTTAATATCCATCCATATCTTGCACTATAATATGCAGAGACATTAGAAGGATAATCCATCAGAATATTCCCTTAAAGGGAACTTTTTTAATTTGCATTTTACTGCGTTGTCCTTTTGGTCCACCACCTAAATTGTCTATTTTTTTAGGCCCTTCAATCCTCATGGATGCAGTAGAAACTTCATAATCTTTATTTGTAGTTGATCCTGCATAAGGATTGCCATCAGTTGTAACAGTCATTTTTGCATTAGGATATAATTTTCCATTATAATATTTTACCATGTCATCTCCTTAATGTATTGTTGGTTTGTTTTCATCTAATTCTTGTAAAGCATGTTGCACAAAGAGTAAAGTCTGGTCTTCATCATACCCTTTTCCAGCAAATAATTCTTTTACCTTTACCATTAACGCTTCAGCCATGATTAAGGCACATTGATGATTATTAATACTATGCTTAATAAAATTATCTAATTCTTTTAAATAAGAATCAAAAACCTGTTGACTAGTAACTAAAGGATTATCCGCCATTTTTTATATACTGAAATCCTGGGCCTTTCGCATCTTTTTTAAATTTATTCAAATTAACATTAGCTCTCAATTGAGCAATATCTTCGGATGAATCAATTCTAGCCCTATCTATTTCATCCTTTTGTTGTAATTTTTGTTGATCAAAACCTAATCGTTGTTGATCGTACTGAAGTCGTTGTTGATCGTTCATTGCTCTTTGTTGCAGCTCTTGTTGTTTTAAAGCAATAACAGGATCTGGTTCTCCTTCTCCACTTAATTGACTTTGTAATTGTTTTACCTCTTGCATAAATTGTGCCTCTAATGTGGCAATCTGCGCTTGGGTCATATCTTCAAGATTTTCCCCTTCAGCTACTTGACCCATTTGTTGTTCTGCTTGTTCAATTTGCCCAGCTACTGCTTCTTTTGCTTTTAATGTTACATGTTCTAAAATGTGTTTATTTAAATCAACCGCAATTTGTGGCATTAATTGGGTAATAGGGGATAAACCAAAAACAATATGAGCTTGAATATGGGCATCATGATTTTGCCCTTCGTATGCCTCAATTTTGTCTTGATCAATTAATTTTTGATTTTCTTGTGTTGGGCTCATTGGTTCTGGTTTTTCTAACTTCATAATTTTGTCAATATCTTTAACGCCAAGTGCTTCATACATACGAATGTATGCTTCTTTTACATTATGTAATTGTGGTGCACTGGTTGCTAATTGAAGTTGTGTTTGTGCCAATTGAATACGTTGGGCCATCGAAAATATATTGGGATCAGCGACAGGAATAATATCTACTCTATCATCAAAGTCACTTTGTTTTATAGATCTTTCGCCACCAACAACTGCATACGGATATTCATTTGGTAAACATGTTTGAATGACATTGGCTAATAACTTAAATTCTTTTTGCATCGAGTAATACATTCTTTTGTGAATACTACTCATGATACGCGAACCACGTTCAAGTAATGCAATAGTCGTTCCAACAGGAGCTCCTTGATTTGCATCACCAACTTGCATGTCGGCTACTTGAGCAAAGCGTTGACCTGCTTGTACAACAAATCCTAATAAATTAAATAAGGTGGTAGAAGGTTCCTTATACGGAAGTGGCATTAACCCCTCCCGAATAGCCCCGCTAGGGGCATCTACATCTCTAAATTCTCCTGGTTGTAAAGGACTATCATTGTCGGCGATCCGTAGACCGCGTGTCTTGAAACCTGCAGGAAGATTGGATAAAGTTCCAGCATCAATCAATTGACGAAGAGCTTGTGTCGCTGTTCGTGATAAACCACCAATTAAATGAATTAATCCAAATCCATAAAAACCTAATCCCGGTAAAAATTTAAAGTGAACAAAATATTGTTTCTTTTTGTATAAAGGATCATCTTCAGCATAATTTCTTCGAATAGCTAAAACTTTTCCTGATTGTTCATCCATTGTAACAATGTAGGGAAGTTTAATTTTTGTTTGTTCTCCTTTGTCATCTTTATTTTCATATCCTTCCAAATCTAAATCAACATGTATCTCTAAGAGAGTAATCATATAGGATTCCCCTGTTTGTTGAATTCCGTCTATTTGATCAATCTTTCCTTGAATATTTGCTGCATTATAGGTTGGATCTTCGGCTGTTGGATTAAGTTCTATATCTCGGTAAAATCCTGCCACTTGTTTTTTTCGAATATCATTCTCTGATTGTTTTACCACATGGGTAATTCTTTCACATGAATCAAGATCGGTTGCTGTGTAAGGAACAATTAAATCTTCGGCTGGAACAAATTTAGAAACAGCGCGGTCTAGTGTTCCGTCATAATAAACTTTTTTAAATGTTGATCCTGAAAGGGGTAAATAAAATAACATCTGATCAAGCTCTGGTGTATATTCCTCCATTACTTGTGTAATTTGATAATTCATAAATTCTTTAACGCGTTGTGCTTGTTGATACACTTCAACCGATTCTTTTCCCACGACACGCGTTCGAACCGGCCCATCCGAGGGCATCATTTCTTTAAAGGCTGTTGCACTAAATTGGGTAACGGCTTCTGCTAATAGTGGATGGGTAACACCGCTTGCTCCACGAAATGGTCTTGTTCTATCATCATATTTAAATCCTAGTAAATCTAATCCTTGAACATACGTCTGGGACCATTCATCACGAGAGGATTTATCATTTTCATATTCTTCCATTAAGTTAGAAGAAATACGACCCAGATCTGTGTCATCCATGTCTTCTGCCAGGTTTGCAAAAAAATCATCTTTCGCGTTCAACGGTTCATCTGTAACAATAGTTTCCTCAGAAACAATTTCTATATCAACAGGTTCTTCGTTCTGAATTGCATCTTCAATTGTTTCGCCCACAACTGATTGTATTTTTTGATCTATATTATTTTCTGCCATAATTTTTTATACCTTATTCATTGGGACAAATCTAGTCATTAGTAATACTCAGGATATTGTTCATAGAGTGCTTTGATTGGATCTTCATAATCATCCTTTAACGAAATAAAATTTCCTTGACGATAACGCATCATTGCTTGTGTCATACTGTCAACTAAATCATCATTCTCACCATAAGGGAATGCAGCACATTCTTCAATCATTTCTTCCGAGAACTTCTTATCAGGTGCCCATACTTGCCCAGATTCAAAAATAGGAGAAACAGAATTAACTCGTGTTAATTTATCGTTTCCACGTGAAGGAGTATAGGCAACAACAGGAATTCCTACTTGACGCAGCTCTTGTATTAAGGGCATTCCACTTGCTTTGGCCTCTACAATAATTGTTTCTGGTTCCCAGTATTTATATTGTTCTAAAGCAATTTTTTTTAATTCTGGGAACTCCCATCTTTCTTTTATACAATCTAATAACAAAATATTTTCTCGGTTAAATTCTGTTTTAAAAATTCCCCAGGTACTAATAGCACTATAATCAGCCGTATCTTTCTTAGAAAAAGCAGTATCATAACTTTGAATAATATGAATTAATTCAGGTAACTCATCTTTTTTCCATGTTTTCCACCATTCTCGTTTTATAATAGCCCCTTCTTCGGAAGTTGGTTTTTGTTGATACTGTGCTTCCCACGACATAACAGGTAAGTTGGCTTGTATTTTTTCAAGCTCTTCTTTTTTCCAGTATTCTGGCCATATAGGTTTACCACTAGGTAAAATAGCAGGAAATTCTATAACTTCCCATTGATCCGCTTTTGTTTCTGCTTGTTGTTTAATTAATCTGCCGGTGAGATCTCGCTCCGACCACCTTGTCATTACAACACCAATTGCACCTCCGGGTTGAAGTCGTTGTCTTGGTCCAGATACATACCATTCAAATGCATTATCAAAACTTGTTTCTGTAATACTTTGTTCAGAATGAGGATCATCAATAATTAATAGATCTGCACCACGACCTGTAATAGCACCACCTATTCCTGCACCAAAATATTCTCCCCCATGATTTGTTTCCCATCTTCCTGATGCTTTTGAATCTGCTCGTAAATGCACACCTTTAAAAATTTTTCTATATTCTTCATCATCCATCAGGTTTCTCATTTTTCTACCAAAACGATAAGACAGTTCTGCGGTATGTGTTGCTTGAATTATTTTTGTTTTTGGTTTTTTACCCATCAACCAGGCAGGAAACAGGTAAGAAGCAAATTCTGACTTGGTGTGTCTTGGAGGCATATTAACAAT